CGGCTGCTGGTGGGATGGTGGGTCCGGATGGATCCCCGGTGTCAGGGGGTGGGGCAACGCTCGCGTGGAGGGCATCCGCCCCGCCTGGGTCTCCGCTCGCTGGCCCGATCAACGCATTCGGGGTGTTATCACCCCTGACTACGCTGCTGATTCCAGCGGGCACTCTGATCGCTGGGGCGTCGCAAATCCGCGGCAAGGTGCGTTTTTTGCGCACTGGCAGCGCGGCGACGATGGTGCCCGCGATGTACGTCGGCAACGTCAACAGCGTCTACAGCAACGCAATGTCAGACAGCACGCTGGCAACGACCGGGACGGTTGGTTGCATTGACTACGTGGTCGATGTGACCAGTGCCACCACTCTCACATCGTGGTGGCAGATTGATCGCGTCGGCAACACCTCTGGCAACGTGCTTAACGTCACGACCAAATTTGACGTTGCCACTGACACGTACATCACGTTTGGCGTCAACCCCATCAACGCCGCCGATACCTGCTCACTGCTGAGTTACGACATCCAGGTTTTTCGGTAGCCCCGCCGGTTGACCTGGGGCACCAGGGGCGCATCACAACGGCTGTGAGCGTCCCAAGCGATCTGATCGGGATCAATTCGCAGGACTGGCCGCATACTGCCAGCCCTGCGCCTGCGTTTGATTTCGGGCATTACCACACTATCGACAACAAAAGAGTCCACTGGAATGCGCTGCACTCGGCGACCGGCGTGTATTCCTGGACAAACATGGATACGCTAGTTAGCGTGCTGGGCAGTAAGTCGGTGTTTTTCTGCTTTATGGGTACCCCGACGTATCTGGCACAAGCCGCGGACGCCGCCGTGGTCGGGCCGTATGGCAACGCGGGCGAAATGAGCATGCCGACCAGCATTGCTGACATGCAGGCGTTTCTAACCGAGCTGGTCAACCGCTACCCGACGATCGAGGTGATCCAACTCGGCAACGAGCCTACGTTCACCGGCAACGGCTCGCCGCTCAACACGTTTTGGTGGGGCACTGCTCCTCAGCTCGTCGATTACTGCTACTACGCGCGGGAGGCTATCAAGGCAGCGCGTCCTGACATTTTGGTGACGACTCCGGGGGTTTACGACCCGGCCACATTCGCCGCATTTCTGGACGCGACGGGCACGCAATCTGGCGTCAAGGGCTGGCAAGTGGCGTTTGATGGTTTGTGCCTCCACCCGTATATGGCATATCCAAATTTGCGCACGAACGAGACCGGGATGGACCTCGAAACGCTGTATCTTGGGGGCATCCAGCCGTTCCGGAAGCTCATGACCGACCGTGGCGCCCCGAGTCTCCCTATCTACATCAGTGAGTACGGCGTGGCCTCGACTGCCGCGCATCCACGAAAAATCGCATTCGATGCGATGACGTCAGCGCAGCGCCGGACGTTCATGGCGCGGATGGGTGTTGCGGCTGCGCGTCTCGAGGTCGCGATGATCTCGTTCTTCTCGTTCAACTCCAACAGCAACTTGTGCGGATCGTTGACCGAGGCGGGGGGCGCCGGGGCTGGCATCGGTGATGCACACGCAGCCGTGGCCGGTCGCACTCTCACAGATGCCTACTACACGTCAGCCGGCGTGGAGTACGGGCAGTGTGCGGATGGCACGACCTACACATTTTGACCCCTGCCGGTGATGATTGACCCAATTCACCTCGGCCGCACCACACCCACCACATGACCACCGCCGGTAATCTGGATCGTCGCATCACGCTGCAGACGCGCGCCAGCGCCCGTGACGATCACGGCCAGGTGGTGGGGGCTGTGTCTGACGTGGCCACCGTCTGGGCCCATGTGCGGCCCAATGCGCAGCGCAGCGCCCAGGCGCAGGCTGAGCCGGTGGCGACCTCCTTTGTCATCGTGACGATCCGCAAGCGGTCGATGGCTGGCGTCAGTCGGTTTGTGCTGAGCGGGCAGGCCTGGGACATCATCGGGGAGCCGCTGGTGATCGATCGGGCGTGGCTGCGGTTCGATGCGCAACTTGCGGCGCGTGATGCGGCCACGGTGCTGCCGGTGGTGACTGCATGATCCAGATCGGCGCCGATGTCAGCGACGCGCTGGCGGGGCTGGATGGGCTGCTGCAGGCCGTTGAGCAGGCCACCCGCCCGGCGGCTCAGGCGGGGGCGGAGGTGCTGTATCGGGAGGTGCTGCGCCGCGTGCCGGTGTCAGAGGGTCCGCACCTGATCGGCAATCGTGTGATCCAGCCGGGCGCGCTGCGTGGTGCGATCTACCAGGTTTTTTCACGCGACAACTCGCGGCCTGTGGGTGATGGGTATCAGTCGGCCACCTATCACGTGAGCTACAACGCCAGCAAGGCGCCTCACGGGCACCTGGTCGAGTACGGGCATGTGCAGACTCGGGTGGTGTTCCTCGGTGCGGATGGTCGGTGGCACACCAGCACGGCCAGGCTGTCGGCGCCGCGTCACGTGGCCGCCAGGCCGTTCCTGCGGCCAGCGTTTGACGCGGCTCAGGCGCAGGCCCTGCAGTCTGCAATGAGTGAGTTCGAGCGCCGCGTGCAGCCGGCGCTGGCTGGCCAGGCGGGGCGCGGATCGGCTGTGGAGGCGTCTGCATGAGCTACGAGGCCGTGCTGGTGGCGGCACTGTCACCGCTGGTGGGTGGCAGGGTGTACCCGGATGCCATTGAGGCGGAGCAGGATGGCGCGTACATCCTCTGGCAGCAGGTCGGCGGAGATGCCGTCAACGAGCTGGGCGGGGCGTTGCCTGGTCTGAGGCATGCGCGGGTGCAGGTGGATTGCTGGTCCGGCACGCGCAAGGCGTCCAACGACCTGGCGCGGGCGGCTGAGGCGGCACTGCTGGCGGCCTTCCCGGTGGCGTCTTTGCCTCCGCCCTACGTCTACGGTGCGTTCATCGGCCGCCATGAGCCTGAGCTCAGGCTGTACGGCACGACGCAGGATTTCGGGGTCTGGTATTGAGCCGGGCCCAACTGATGATGATCAACCACACTGCCCGCTTCGCGCGGGCTTTTTTCTGAGCGAAAGGAGCTCGCAATGGCTTACCGCGTCCCCAATGGATCGCTGGTCCACATCTCCTCCGGCCTGGCGACGGCCGTCAACATCACGGCGCTGACCAACGCGTCCGAGGCGGTGGCCACCGCCACCAACACCTACACCGCTGGCGACATCGTGCTGATCAACAGCGGATGGACCGGCATCGACAACCGCGTCGCCAAGGTCAAGGCGCCGAGCGGGACCTCGTTCACCCTGGATTCGTACGACACAACGTCCACGACCATCTACCCGGCCGGGTCTGGTACCGGCACGGCCCAGAAGGTGTCCGGCTGGACGCAGCTGGGGCAGATCGCCGACTCGCAGAGCTCTGGCGGTGATCAGCAGTTCACCGCGGTGCAGTTCCTGGAGAGCACGATCCAGGTCAACCTGCCGACGGTGAAAAACCCCTACACGCTCAAATTCACCATCGCCGACGATCCGACCCAGGCGGGGCAGATCCTGGCGGCCGCGGCGGACACGGACCGTGCGCCGCGCGTCATCCGCATCACCCTGCCTGGCACCGGCGGCGTCATCTACATGTACGCCTACGTGACCATGGCGCCGGTGCCGTCGCTCAACGTCAACCAGCTGATGGGCGTCGAGACGACGATGTCCACGCTGGCCCTCCCCAAGCGGTACTGACCCAATGGGCAAGCTGACCCTGGTGGCGCCTGAGTCGTTCCAGGCGCCTGTGCAGGTCCCTCTGCTGGGAGGGGGATTTGCAGACGTCACGATGACGTTCCGCTATCGCAACCGCGACCAGTGGAACACGTTCATCAACGACGAGATGCCGCAGATTTCCGGCGGTGCGGAGCTTGTCGTGGCGATGTGCATGGGATGGGATCTGGAGGAGCCGTTCTCGCCCGATAACGTCGAGGCCCTGGTGTGTCGATACGAGGGCGCGCCGATGGCGATCTTCGGTGTCTACGCCGATGAGATCTACAGGGTCCGCCGGGGAAACTGGAATCGGCCGCCCGCGAGCTGATGACGCCGCCGCCGACACCGCAAGAGGTGATCGACTGGCAGCTGACGCCCGCCGAGGCGGCCGGCCCGGACATTGAGGTGTGGCCGGACAACTGGCCCGCCATCACGCTGCTGCAGGTGCTGCGGGGGCAGATGCGGCTCAGGGCGGATGGGCTGCCGTACGCGCTGGACCTGGCGGCCGTCACGCCCCTGGTGCTGCGGGCCTGCGGTGTGACGTTGCGGCAGTGGACTGACCACGTGCTGGCCGATCTGCTGCTGGCGGCCTCCGCGGCCATTGAGACGATCCACGCGCACGCCAGGCGCGACTGACGCAACCCCAACCACTGCCCACCATGTCGGGACTCAAGACCCAGCTCGAAATCGGCGCCGATGCGTCAGGCGCACAGGCCGGCATCACGGGCGTCAAGCGATCGCTGGCGGACCTGGGCGGGTCCGCTGCTGCAGCGGGCAAGCAGGCGGCGGCTGGCGTCTCCGCCATGGGCGGTGCGGCCGACGGTGCTGCGGCCAAGGTGGACGCGGCCACCCGGTCGATGATCGGGTCCATCCAGCGGCAGATTGCCGTGGCGGAGGCGGGTGGGCGCGGCACGGCGGCCTACTACGAGAGCCTGGCCAAAGCCAAGGGCATCGACCCGGAGGCCGTGCGGCCCTACCTGGCGCAGCTGGAGCAGGTGGCCGGCAAAACGCAGCAGGTGGGCGTGTCGGCCGCGCAGACGGCTGCGGCCATGCGGGGGCTGCCGGCGCAGGTCACCGACATCGTCACCAGCCTGGCCAGCGGTCAGCAGCCGCTCACGGTGATGCTGCAGCAGGGGGGGCAGCTCAAGGACATGTTTGGCGGCATCGGCCCGGCGGCCCGGGCGCTGGGCGGGGCCATGGTGTCGCTCGTCAACCCGCTGACCGTCGGCGCGGCAGCGGCTGCGGCCCTGGCTCTGGCCTACAAGCAGGGCAGCGATGAGGCGGACGGCTACCGCCTGGCGCTCCTCCAGTCCGGCAACGCCGCGGGCGTCACATCCGGCCAGCTGGCCGTGATGGCGCGGCAGATGGCGGCTGGGGCTAGCACCCAGCATGCCGCCGCAGAGGCGCTCGCGGCGCTGGCTGGCTCCACCCATGTGGCCGGCGCCGACCTGGAGCGCCTGGGCTCCGCGGCCCTGGCCATGCAGCGCGGCCTGGGGCAGCCGATCGCGGAGACGGTCAAGGCGCTCGAGGACCTCGGCAAGTCTCCGGTGGAGGCCTCCCGCAAGCTCAACGACGCGCTCAACTACCTCACGGCCTCGGCCTACGCGCAGATCAAGGCGCTGGCCGATCAGGGCCGGGAGGCGGATGCTGCCAGCCTGGCCCAGCGCAGCTATGCGGAGGCGATGCGATCGCGCGCCGCAGAGGCTGAGCGCGGCCTGGGCACGCTGCAGTCTGCATGGCGCGACATCGCCACCGATGCCAGGCGCGCCTGGGATGCGATGCTGGACATCGGCCGGGGGCAGACGGTGGATGAGCGCATTGCAGCCCTGCAGTCGCAGATCAGCGCTGCCATGTCCCGGCAGTCGCGCAGCGGGGATGGACTGCTGGGCCAGATGTTGGGCAAGCTGAGCGGATCCCAGATTGCCGATGCCCAGGCAGAGCTGCAGCGGCTGCAGAGTGTCAAAGGCTTCGACGATGCGTTTGCGCAGCAGGAGGCGCGCAACAAAGCCATTGCAGACGCGGGCATCAAGGCCAGCGACTATTTCGACAAGCTGCGGTCTGGGCAGAAGACGACGGAGGCCCTGAACAAGGCGCTGGCCGAGTACGACCGCAACATCGCTGCAGCGTCCAAGGCGGGCCTGCAGGTGCCGAGTGCCCAGCAGCAGACCAGGGACCGCCAGGACATCCGCGACAGGTACACGGACAGCTCCGAGCGCAAGGCCCGCATGGCGCAGGCGCTGGAGGAAATCCGCCGCGCCGGTGAGATGGAGGTGCGCAGCTACGCCAACACCGAGCAGCGCATCGAGGCTCTGCACTCGGCTGGCCTGGCATCCGATGCGCAGTACTACGCTGCCAAGCGCGCGCTGGTGGAGTCCCAGGCGCAGGCGCAGGGCGCTGCCGTCTCGCGGCAGATCGAGCGGCTGCAGGCCGAGCGCGCCACCGGTGCCGAGGCGGTGCAGGTGCAGCAGCAGATTGCCGCGCTGCGCTCCCAGGCGGCCGATGTGGCGGCCACCGCCTCCACCAAGGTCTGGCTGCTGGACCAGCAGGAGGCTGCCGGCATCCGTGCCAAGCGCGCCGAGCTGCTGGCCTACACCCAGCAGCTGGATGACATGGCGCGCGCCCAGCAGCGCACCCAGGCGCGCGACATCTCCGGCATCGGCATCGGTGCCCAGGCGCGCAGCATGCAGGCCGGCATGGACCAGATTGCCGACCGCTACAGCCAACAGCGGCAGGCCCTGGCCAACGCGCGAGCGCAGCAGGAGGCCAAGGGCTCATTCGGCAGCGAGCAGCTGGCCGAGTACACCGCCAGGTTGCGGGAGCTGGACGCGGCCGAGCAGTCCAGCGCGGACAGCTACCGCGCGTACTGGGCGGCCAAAGAGGACGCGCTGGGGTCCTGGCAGCTCGGCGCCCAGGAGGCGCTGCGCAACTACCAGGACCAGGCGCGCGACACGTTCACGCAGACGGCCAGCCTCGTCAACAACGCGTTCCGATCGATGGAGGATGCGCTGGTGGCATTTGTGGTCAAGGGCAAGCTCGACTTCAAGTCGCTGGCCGAGTCCATCATCAGCGACATCGTGCGCATCCAGGCCCGGCAGTTCCTGGCGGGCTCTGCGTCGTCAGGTGGTGGGGCGCTGGACCTGCTGATGGGCCTGGCCGGGCTGGCTGGTGGCGGCATGACGGTGGACACGTCGGTGGCGGGCGCAACGGGCGGCATCACCAGCGATGTGACGCTGCCGGACCTCCTGCGCGGCGGCCGTGCCGCCGGTGGGCCGGTGGATGCTGGCGCGCTCTACCAGGTCAACGAGCGCGGGCCTGAGCTGCTCAGCGTGGGCGGCAAGGACTACCTGATGATGGGTGCCCAGTCAGGCGTCGTCACGCCCAACGGCGGCAGCGCGGCCGGAGCTCCGACGGTGCACCTGACGCTCAATGCCTCTGTGGGTGACGTGGTGACGCAGCAGCAGCTGGCCCGGTTCGGCGCCCAGGTGCGGGAGTCCACAGCGCGAGGGGTGTTCGAGGCCATGCGCCGGGCGGGGGCGCGCGCATGAGCACCTACAGCTGGCCGACGGGCCGGGCGTTCAAGCCGGCATCCATCACCTGGGGGCAGCGCCGCCTGGAGCGGGCATCCGTGTCAAGCCTCAACGGCTCCATGCAGAGCCTGGAGCTGCCGGGCTCGCGCTGGTCCGTGGTGCTGGACTTCCCTGCTCAGGTGGTGGCGGACCGCCGGCAACTGGAGGCCTACATCCTGCGCCTCAACGGCCGACAGCACCGCATCCAGATGGCCCGCCCTGGCATCACGGCGCCGGCCGGCAGCATCAACACCAGCGGCGTCACCGCCAGCGCCGCGGTGCAGTTTGCGTCGGCGCTCACGCTCAACGGCTGCGGCGCCAACAAGACGCTGCTGGCCGGCGACATGGTGGGCGTCACCACCTCGGCGGGTCAGCAGCT